ATATACCAGAGCCGAACCAGTTGCAGCCTTATACGAACAAAGACGGATTCACCACGTTGGAAATTTTCCAGATTTGGAAGATCAACTTTGTGAATGGGTGCCGGGAGAAAAATCTCCGGATAGAATGGATGGTTTAGTTTGGGCCATAACAGAATTAATACTTGGAGAAGAACCTGAGGTATCGATTGAAGGAAAGAGCACAGGTAAACGAGCGACTGCTGATCAAAACTGGTAAATAAAAATAATATTTGACAAAGAATATTTATTCTTTATAATATATATACATAGTGAAAGGAATTTATGAAGATAAAAGAAATTTTTCAATCTACTATAAAAAAGTTAATTAAGCCAGACCTAAATGAATTATCTTCCTCTGGAACTGATATCTGGGGCATTGGTAATCTTCCTATTTATAACCCAGATGACCTTGCAGGGAAAAAAGGTCTTGATATTTATCGAACCATGCAAAGGCGGGATGGCCAAGTTAAAGCTGTCTTTATGTTGAAAAAACATGCCAGGCTATCTACTCCCTGGTCTATCAGACCGGAAGATGAAGATGATCAAGATGCAGTAAAACAGGCTGAATTTATAGAGCATTGTTTTTCTGAAATGAAAGGGAACATAAATAATTCTTTATTAAAAATTTGGAATGCTATGCGTGATGGTTATTCTGTGTCTGAGATTAATTATAAGATCATTCCCAGTGGAGAATTTAAAGGGATGATAGGGATCAATAATATCAAAGTTCGAAAAGCTGCAAATTATATGTTTAAATGTGATGAACATGGCAATATTAAAGAAAATGGCTTGATTGAAGTAGGTAATAAACCTTTACCTATCAATAAATTTATTCTCTTTGCCTATAATCCCAATGATGATGATGCAGACAGCTTATATGGTGAGTCTGATTTTAGAGCTGCCTATCGGTATTATTTCTCCAATGATGTCGTACAGAGATTTTGGAATGTCTTTTTAGAAAAATTTGGCCAGCCTACCGCAATTGGTCATTATCCTACTGGGACTCCAAAAAATAAACAAGATGAATACTTAGAAATATTGAAGAATATACAGACTAATACTGCAGTGGTCATGCCTGTAGGTTTAGAAGCTGAACTTTTAGAAGCTACTAGGAGAGGAGATGTAGGTTATAAAGAAGCCTTTGATACTAATAACATAATGATAGCCAGGTCTTTATTAGTTGGCACTCTTTTGATGGATACCGGAGAAAAAGGATCTTGGGCCTTATCGAAAACTCATTTTGATATCTTTATTTATATACTTGATTATTTAGGTGGAGAAACTGAAGATACTATAATCCGGGAGCAGATTATCAAGCGATTGATAGATTTTAACTTTCCTCAGCCTAAATATCCTTATTTTAAATTTGAATCATTAATAAAAGAAGATCAGAAAGTTAAAGCTGAAATTGCCAAAATATTAGTTGATGCAGGGTTGATTAATCCAGAAGAGGAATGGGTCAGAGAATTTTTGAAGATCCCAGCCAAAGAAGAGGGGATAGTTTTACCTGAACCTAAACCCAAAGGTGGATTATTTACCGAAGATTACCAAGTTAGATTATCTAGGCAACCTAATCAATATGAAAAGAAATGTAACTTTACCAGAATTGTCAAGAATTTAGATAACTTTGAAGCAAAAGCTAAAGAGGATTTTAAAGAGATTTTAATCTGGCAAAAGGAAGCCCTTAAAAAATCAATAGTCAAAGCCAAAATAATGGAATCCCAGAATGCTCGGGAAGTGGAAAAATTACAATTATCTTATGTGGGTGAATTTAGAGATTGTATCAAGGGATGGCTACAGGAATTATTTAGATATGGTATGAGCGAAGTAGAAAGCGAATTAAAGATTAAAAAATTTGTGGGATTACCTGCTGAAAAAGCAATGCAATATTTAAAAAACAAGGCTTTTTGGATTGCCGGAGTAACCAGAGATGCCATCTTAAAAGATGCCAAAGGAATATTATATACCGGGATGAAGAATGGTTCTACTACCCCGGAAATTATGTTTTTGTTGGATCAGTTTTTTAAACAGTTTATAGGAACTCCGGGAGTAGAGACCAGAGAAGGGAAATTATTGACTCCTCATCATTTAGAGAATATAGTAAGAACTAATTTTTCAGATGCTTATAATCAAGGCAGATTGGACATGATGGAAGATCCCGATGTAAAAGACATCATGGCCGGAGAAATGTTTTCAGCTATAATGGATGACCGGACTACTGATATTTGTGAAGCCCTCGATGGTCAAATATTTATATATGGTGATCCTGATATAGCCAGATTTACTCCACCATTACATTATCAGTGCAGAAGTACTTTAGTACCAATTACAAAATATGAAAAATTTGAACCGATTAAACCGGGATTAAAGGCCAGGGCTTTACCAATGAAGGGTAAGGATTTTATAGAAAATTTTAATAATAAAAAGGAGATGATTAAGTATGCCATATAGCCCAAGTAATCCACCAGATAAATTAAAAAATATGCCTAAGGAAGCCCAAGAAATTTGGATCAAAATATTCAATAATGCTTGGGAGCAATATAAGGATAGAGATGACCAAGAAGCTTTAGCAAATGCTACTGCTTATGCAGGTTTAAAAAAGGCTGGCTGGAAACAAGATAAAAAGGGTAACTGGATCAAAACTGGGGAACAGGGAAATTTAAACACTATGGAATTAGCAATATGGGAAGTCTATTCTCAGACCTACGAACTAAAAGATATTGAGGTATTTAGCACCGGGGAATGGAACAATCATAAAATTACCGATGAGGATCTTGACAATATCGTAAGTGGTACTAATGAAATAATCGATAAGTTAAAGCCTAAAGTGAAATTAGGCCATGATGACAAACAGGAATTATTGCAGAAATCAGGATTGCCCGCTGGTGGCTGGATCACTAAATTGAAGAGAGCAGGCAATAAAATTTTGGTGGACATAAAGGAAGTGCCTAAGGTTCTGTATCAGTTAATCAAAAATGGAGCGTATAAGAGGATATCCAGTGAAATTTTATATGATTATACCGAACCCAGTACCAAAAAGAAGTATGCAAAGGTCCTCTCAGCCATAGCCTTTTTGGGTGCTGATCTACCGGCGGTAACTAATTTAAAAGATATTGCTGCCTTATATGATACTGATGAGAAAGCTCAAATAATTATATATCAGGTAAATGATGATGAAAAAAAATATAATTGTGAATGTATTAAATGCGGTTATAAAATGACCAGCGATAAGCATTGTGATGAACTAAAATGTCCCGAATGTGGCGGGCAGATGAGAAGAGTAGAAAGACCGGGACCAGGTCAACCACATATAGAAAAATCTAAAGGAAGAAAGGAGTATATCATGTCAAACGGAATTAAGATTACTGAAGTAGACGGGAAGAAATTTGTCGCAATAGAGGACTTTGAGAAAGTTGAGAAGGAAGTAGTGGAAAATAAAGACTATAAAGAAAAGTATGGAATAGTAGAAAAAGAAAACAAAGACAATAAAGAAAAACTTGAAAAAATTGTAGTCGAAAAACGAACTGCTGAAATAAAATCTTTCGTTGATACTAATTGCTCAGAGATTAATATGAGATTTCTTCCAAAGCAGAAGGAAATTTTAATGACTCTTATAGAGTCCACTTCTGACGAAAAGAAAATTAAGTTTACAGTAGATAACAAAGAGACCAAACTTTCACAGCGAGAACTATTGGAGAAATTTATAGTACTTCAGCCTAATTTCTCTGACTCCATATTTGCTGAATTAAGCAAGGGTGAAGAGGAAGAGGAAGAAGGTAAAGATAAATTAACTCCAGAAGAGAAGAAAGTCCAAAAGTATATGGCTGAGCATAAAGATATATCCTATCGTGATGCGGTATTAGCTACTTTAAAGAACACTGAAGAAAAAAAGAAATAAAATTGAATTAAAAAAAGAAAGGAAGTGATTTTCATGTCTCAGAGCGTAGGTGCTTTAGATATAACTTTTGTTTGTGGTGCGAGTAGTCTTGCTACTCATCAGTATAAGTTTGTTAAACTTCATACTGATGGCACACTTATTCTTGGTGGCACTGGTGGAGTTATTATTGGAGTTTTACAAAATGCCCCTGCCGTTGGTGAAGCTGCCAGAGTAAGAATATTAGGAACGAGTAAATTAGTAATGAGTGATGCTTGTGCAGTATTAGCACAATTAAAATCTGTTACTGGAGCTGGTGTTACGGTTACTACAGCAAAGGATTGGGTCGGAGCAATAGCCCTGGAAGCCGCCACTGCTGCAAATGACATTATAGAAGTACTATTAACTCATACTATTTGTGATACATAAAATAATTAAATTAAATAAAGAAAGGAGTTGAAATTAAATGCCAGGATTAAACAATGTTCATACTGATGCGATATTAAGTAATATTTCGATCCAATATAAAAATGCTGCCTACGTAGGCTTACAATTAATGCCGGTTGTGCCGGTTAAAAAGGAAAGCGATTTATATTATATATATGATTCTAAGGCTGATAGGTTTAGGATTCCTACAACCTTGAGAGCCCCTAAAACTGAATCAAAAACTGTGGATTGGAAGGTAACTACTGGAACTTACAGTTGTAAGGAGCATGCCTTAAACGATTTGATCGATGACAGAGAAAGAAATAATGCAGATGCCCCTCTAAATCTTGAAGTGGATACCGTAGAATTCTTAACCGATATTATTGAACTTGCACAAGAACAAAGGATTGCTACCCTCCTGACCGGGGCTTCGATGACTCATAATACTACTATTACCGTAAAATGGGAAGATTATACCAATTCTGATCCTATCGGTAATATCGAAACCGGGAAGCAAGATATTCATAGTAGGATATTTAGAAATCCGAATACACTCTTATTGGGAGTTGAAGTTTATAATGTATTAAAACATCATCCCGATATTTTAGACCGTATTAAATATGTTCAGAAAGGTGTAGTTACTGCTGAACTGATGGCTAATATATTCGAAGTGGATAAAGTAGTAGTCGGAGAAGCCGGATATAACACCAAAAAAGAAGGGCAGACTGCGGTTTATGGATATCTCTGGGGTAAATATGCCATACTTGCCTATGTAGAACCAAGACCTGGGATTAAGAAATATTCTCTTGGTTATACCTTCAAGGTCGGTAACAATATAGTTCGCAGAGCTCGCATGGAGACAAAACACAGTGATTGGTTCGAACCTTCAATGATAGTCGATGAGAAATTGGTTTCAGTAGATTGTGGATATCTTATGAAGGCTTGTATTTCTTAAGCAACTTAGAAAAACAACCGGGGGAGGGTTAATTCCCTTCCCCTTTTACCTTTTAAAAGATTAAAAGAAAGGAGATTAATTATTATGGGAATTGATAAATTTTACAGAAGAGGAGCGTTTCCAGCACTATCAATAGGTGGCGTTAAATTTGATATATCTGGTGCAACTATTACAGTAGGTGCTGCTCATACAGATACAATAGCAGCTACCATACAATTGAAAGATTGTTCAGGTAATGCTTTAACTGTATCAGCTTCTATTATTGCTTATTTAGCGTCTGATGCAGCAGGATTAGATATTAATGCTACTGCCTTGACAACCGATATGGTTATTGTAACAAATGGTTCTTTAGCAATATTACTTGCTAATAAAGTTTATTTGTTAACAAGTGAACTCAATGGAACTATAGGTATTCAATTAGGATATACAACTGGCGCT